GCGGCGGGGTCATCTGGGCTAAGCCCAGACCGGCCTCACGGGCCGATCGAGAGGACGAACCCGACTGGATTCGTTTGTATCCCTCTCGAGGTCTAACTGATGGAGCATTAAAACATGATAACGAGTTACTCCCTTGTCCGCAAGGACATTCGGTACTCTGCCTACCCTTCTGTGCGCAAGCACTACGCGCGCATTGAAGGTCAGAAGCAGAAACCGTTTGCAGGGATCGCATTGCCGTTCAAGCTTTGGGACAGCAATGTCTACGATTACCAGAAGATCGGTAGCGTAGATTATCAGCCACCGAGTTGCGACTCGTCTTGGTTTACTGAGACGGTTGTCGCTGCTGTTCATAACCCGCTAGGTTCTGCGGGCAACGACATGAATCGGTGTTACAATCGTGCTTATTCTAAGCTGTTCTCCTCAATCGGAGATGCGGCAGAGATGGGCACGGCTCTAGCGGAGTGGCGGTCGACCGTTGATATGGTCGACAATCGAACCCTTGCAGTATTGCGGCGACGCCGAGAACAGGCCGTACGTCTGGTGGAAACCAAGACTATGCGACTGGTCAAAGCTTACCGCGCGCTGCGACGGGGAAATTTCAGTGCTTTCCGGCAACAACTGGGCGTCAAACCCCTAAAGAAGCATCAAGGAAAGCGCTGGAACAAGCCTAAGGAAGCTTCATCCCTTTGGCTTGAATACTGGTTTGGTTGGTCCCCGACTATCAATGATATTCACAACGCATTGAAAATCTGGGATTCCCCTTATCCGGACGCCACGTTTGTCGCAAGCTCGACCATGCCAGTGCGTGTTATGCCTTACAACAGCATCACTTCGTACTCGGCATTAAGCAGCGTTATTTCTGGGCGTTATGTCGCCCGGCTGCAATGCAAGGTTCGGGTTTCTAACCCAAACTTGTATCGAGCTAACCAGCTCGGGTTGGTCAACCCAGCTGCTGTTGCTTGGGAACTCGTCCCTTTCTCGTTCCTCCTTGACTGGTTTGTTAACGTCGGGGAAGTTATTTCGGGGTATACCTCCGAGTTAGGGCTGCAGATCACCGAGAAGCAGGTCGTTCGCTTCTTCAGGGGCGACGTAGAAGCCAGTTACATGGGGTCGTTGGACAACCCTGTGAACCTACACGGCTTTAAGAGCAAGTGTAAGTTGGCGTATATGAATCGGGAACTGGGGAACTTCCCCACGCCCAATCTAACGTACACTGCACCCAGGATCTCCTGGACGAGGGGCCTGACGGCCATCTCGCTGCTCATAGGCGTGTTTTCCCATAAACTTCCTTAGGAGTACCCGCACCATGCCTCAGATGGCCAACGTCACCGTCAAGAAAGCCGACGGCACCACTGACATCGTGTACACGGCTGAAGTTCCTTCCGCGGGCGATTCGTCGCCCGCGCAATGGAGCTCCAAGTCGGCTTCCACGACCCGGGCTTACCGCCCGATCATCCGCATGACGACCGCTTACAACGGTCCGAAAACCGCGCGCCGCGTGAGCGTCACCGGGAAATACCCGATCGTTCGCCTGGTTAGCGGGGTCGACACTTTGGTGGGTACCATCCCGCTGGAGCTCTCGGCGGTCATTCCCTTGATCGTCACCGACGTCGAAGCTTCCGAAGCTACGCGTCAGTTCGAGAACTTTGTCACGAACGTCCTTATCCGGGAATGTATCGAACAAGGTTTCGCTGCGACCTAATCACCAGGGGGCCTCCGGGTCCCTGATGCGGAAAGGAAGAACGAAATGGATTTTGATCGTGATGTCAGATCTCTTGCGCTCAAGCTTCTGGCGCACCTCGACTCGCCTGTATCTCTGAAGGTGTCACTGCTTATCAGAAATGGCGAGTGGGACGAGTTGGTGAAGCTTAAACTCGATCCCGCCGTGTATATGGACTCCCCATGGGGGGCGGCTGCTTACTTCAAAGACGCTCAAGCAATTGCGTTGCTGAAGAAGTACCCTGCTCTTCCTACGGCCCTCGATAAGGCGGCCGTGGCACGTGAGTCTTTCTGGGAGTGCGAGAAACAATGCACTGCAACCAACGTCAGACTTGCCCGCTTCGACGAGTATCCCGTCCTTGAGACGAAACTCGATCGAGCGGCTGACGTCATCTTCCGCAAGGCGCGTAGCTGGATTACTCGCGTCCTAGGGAAGTTACCCGACTACCTTGACGGTAGATTCGGCCCAGGCACAACATACGAGGCAAAAGAGTGGAGTCGAAAGGCGATTGTTGCCTATGACAAACTCTGTAACACGCCGTCTATTACATCCTCCCTTAAGTGTCTCGAGGACCACCTCGTGTGGAATACCTCGTTGGCGCAAGCTTGGGGTGCAGTGACGGTGAACAGATCTATTCCCATTGTCCGCGGCAACCGTTTCACAACGGTACCGAAGGATTCCTCAAAGGACCGAGGGATATGCATTGAACCCGGTGTAAACATCTGGGCTCAGCTATCAGTGGGTGCGGCCATGCGGTCGCGGTTGAAGAAATCTGGAATCGACCTAAATCGAAACCAAGACTTGCACCGCCAGCTGGCGAGTGCAGCATCCTTGAGCGGATGCTTTTCAACAATAGATTTATCCAACGCCAGTGACACCGTTAGCTATCGTTTGGTGAAGTTGCTTATACCGGACGATTGGTTCGCGGTTCTGGACTCTATGCGCAGTCCCTTAACTTCCATCCCGCATCCTCGGATGAAGAAGGGGAAGAAAACTGCGTGGGTTCACCTCCAAAAGTTCTCCTCAATGGGGAACGGCTTCACATTCGAACTTGAAACGCTCATTTTCGCCGCGCTGATTCATGCGGTCGGAGGGCGTATCGGTTCGAACTCGTGGGTTTATGGGGATGACATCATTGTCCCCACTGAGATCACACGAGATGTGATAGCCGTCCTTCGGTTCTGCGGTTTCACACCCAACGAATCGAAGACTTTTGTCCACGGCGCCTTCCGCGAATCTTGCGGTGGGGACTTCCTATCGGGCTTTAATGTACGCCCGTACTACCTTAAGGAGGTTCCGAATGACCCAGCTACCTGGATTGCAGTGGCTAACGGTCTGTGGTCAGTATCCTCTCGAGGACTGGCCAACGACCGCTTCACAGCTGCTCGCCGTCTGGCAATGGATCACTTGCCTGTGGATATACGTCGTACCAGGGGCCCTCGGGCCCTGGGGGATTTGATACTACATGATCACCCCTCGCGCTGGACCCACAAAACAAAGTGGCAGAAGCGTTGGTTCCGATGCTGGAGACCCGTCCCCGTTCTGGTTAAGCTGGAACGGTTCAGTCGGGATGTCGCGTTGTGCGCGGCGACCCTCGGGTTGCCGTCCGGCGGCCTTACACCCCGAGAAGGGGTTTCGGGTTACCGAGTTGGGTGGTTGACCTACAGTTGACAACTTAGGTTGATCGTTCTCCTTTAAAAGGTG